GAGCGCAGGCGCCCGCCGATCCCGCCGGCCGGCCCGGTCGTTGTCCGCCACGCGGATCACCTGCCCCGGACGCACCAGGGTGCCGTCCAGGCCCACGGAAAAACTCAGCTTTCGGTTTCCAGGCGGTTGGTCAGCAGCGCCCATTTGCCGATGCGCTGGGCCTGGGCCTGGGAGGTGCAGCCGGTGGCGGTGATCTCGGTCTGCTGCACGCCATAACGGGCGATGCCTTCCGGATCGTCGACGTACTGCACCTTCTGCCGGTAGAAGTCCGCCGGGTCGTTCCAGCTCACCAGGGCCACGCTGTAGCGGGTCTTTTTCGCCGAGCCGCCGTAGACGAACTTGCCGTCGATCACGTTGGCGTTGCTGTAGGTGTACACCGGGTCTTCCGGCATGTCGGCCACCGCCATCACCGAGCCTGCGCCCCAATAGGCCATGCCGCGGAAGGTGGTGGCCAGGTCCTGCAGCACTTTCAGCGCATCGGCACGCACCGAGAGATAGAGGTTGCAGGTGAAGCGCGGCTCGGTGCCGCCCTTGCCATCGGACACCGGCTGATCGCAGTACTGGCCGATGCGGTACAGCTCCCACTTGTCCACCTGGGCGGCGTTGAGCAAATGCCCCAGGCCATAACGCTGGTGCAGCAGCAGGTCGTAGTAGATCCAGGCCGGGTTGTCGGTCCAGGCCGACTTGAAGGTGCCGTCCCACACGCCGCTATAGGTCCGGGTGGCCGGATCGTAGTTGCTCGGCACGCGGATGATCCGTCCTTGCAATTCGAAGGAGCGGTTGGGAATCGACTGGAACTGCGAGGCATCGAACTGCAGGCCGATGATCGCCGAACCCGGGTAGCGTAACTTGGCATCGATCACATCGGTGATGGACTCCACGCTGGTGGTATCGGCGATCGCCCCGCTGCTGGAGTTCGCCGTCAGCCGCCGCACTCGCACGCTCCAGCCGGCCTTGGCCGCTGGCAGATCGACCCGGTGGGAGCGCTCGTACTTGCTGGAGCTCTTGCCGCTGAAGGCCGATTGCAGCACTTCGACGAACGCCCCGCCGTCGGTGGACAGCTCGATGACGTAACGCACCGTGTAGCCGTTGGTGTCGCCGTTGCTGGTGTTGGTCTGGGCCAGGCGCGAGACCGCCAGGCGGATACGCACCGCCGACAGTTGCAGGTTGGTGATGGCGCGGGTCCAGGGTTGGTCGCTGCGCAGTTCCACCGCCACCTGGGACTCGTTCTCCACCGCCGGGAAGCCCGGGATGTAGGTCTGGTCCTGGCTGCCGTTGCGGGTCTCGAGGCTGACCCCGGAGAAGTTCAGGCTGCCGTCGGCGTTGGCCAGGGGCGTCTCGTTGAGGAACACCGAGCGCTTGCCGTTCTTCAGGCCCACGATCTCGCCTTCACTGACGAGATCGAGGATCCGGGCATAGGCCGTGCTGTGCAGGCTGTCCGGGGCTTCCACGGAGGGACGGGGCGGCTTGGCGCCGCCGCCCTTGCTACCGGCGAGAATGTGGTCGGTCATGGCTTTCCTTCAGGCGAAATGAGGCCCGCGGCATCGCAGGCAGGTGGAAGACGGGAATGCTTAGAGTTGGTCCTGGGCGTAGATGCCGGAGCTGATCACGGTGCTGCCGATGGTCAACTGGCCATAGAGCAGGCCCACCGGATTGCCCTGGGCCGTGGTGTTGAGTGGCCCGTTGAAGCTGTAGCTTGGGCGGTTTTCCGGGCGTTCCTGGGCGCCCAGGCCCTTGGGCATGGGCGCGAGCATCTGCGTCACGCCGCCCATCACCATGGTCGCTCCGGTCATCATCATGGCAGTGACTGCCGGGCCGGTGAGAAAGCCGAAGGGGTTGTAGTAGGCCACGGCCATCAACACCGCGCCGAGAATGGTCTGCAGGCCTCCAGCGCGCTTGGAACCACCGAGTACCGGAGCGATGCGGATCACCTGCTTGCCCAGGGGCTGGTGGATATCGGTCTCGGACAAGTTGCGCCGGCCGTTGAACACGGCGAAGCGCAGGCCCTTGTCGGCGCTTTGCACCATGTAGCGCTCAAAACCCGGAAACTGCCGGAAGTAACCCATCACGTCCTTGAAGCCTGCGCTGATGGCCACCCGGTGTTCACGCCCGAACAGCCGTGCCAGGGAGCCGGACAGCAGCACGGTTTGCATCTTTTGTGGTTCTACGGCCAAGCCCATGGGGTTCTCCTGGCGATAAAAAACCCGCCGCGGCGGGTTGGGATGGACAACGCAGACCGCTGTTTCAGAGCTGGTCCTGGGCGTAGATGCCGGCGCTGATCACTGAGCTGCCGACGATCAACTGGCCATAGAGCAAGCCCACCGGGTTGCCCTGGGCCGTGGTGTTGACCGGGCCGTTGAAGCTGTAGTTGGCGCGGTTGTCGGGACGGTCCATGGCCCCCAGGCCCTTGAGCTGCGGCGACATCATCTGCATCACCCCGCCCATGGCCAGGGAAATGCCCATGCTGGCGGCGAAGGTCCAGCCGCTGGAAGCGCCGGTGCCGATCAGGCCTGAGGCAGTACTGCCAGTGGCGGCTATGCCACCGGTGAAATAGGAGGCCGCCACCACCAGGCGACGCCAATGATGGTCTGCAACCCGCCCGAGCGCTTGCTGCCGATCAGCAGCGGAGCAATGCGAATATCGCTGTTGCCGCAGGGAGCGTGCAGGCGATCCTGACCCAGGTTGTCGCGCCCGAGGAACAGCGAGTAGGTCACCCCGCGATCCTTGGACTCCATCAGGAAGGCCTCGAATCCCGGCACCAGCACGCACAAGGCGCGGATCGCCTCCGCAGCGCTGCCCACCGCCAACCGATGCACCCGGCCGAAGCGGGCTCCCAGCGAGCCGTACAAACGCACGACCCGGACTTTTTGCTGATTCATCACATGACTCCCAGGAAGAAAGATCCCCGGTTGGCAGCCGGGAAAGGCAGCGGCCTCAAGCCGACGCCATGAGCTGGCGATGGCGCCAGATGCTGACCGTGACCTCGTCCCAGTAGCCGCCATAGGTGTCGCGCTTGCTGTCGCGGCCATAGAGGTGGTGCAGGATGGAGCCGGGCGCCGGGTAGTGCGCAGGCTCGCTCTTGAGTACGCCATCGGCCAGGTAGATTGCCGCGTGGTTGGGCACTGGCGAGCGGATCTGCATCAACACCACGTCGCCCTGGCGCAGGTCCCCTACCCGCTCGAAACCGGCCTCGGGCAAGTGCTCCAGGTAGAGGTTGCCGCCCTTGTCCCACCAGCCGTCCTCGCGCTGGTAGTCGCCCAGTTCTATACCCAGCTCGCGCCGGTAGTAGTCGAGGATGATGCTCAGGCAGTCGTGCACGCCATGGGCGAAGGCCCGGCCAACCAAGGGTGCCTGGTAGCCGTTGGGCGCCAGCTGGGCCCACTGGCCAATACGCGGTTGGCCGGCGTCGTCCGCCAGTACCTGGACGATGTACCAGGGCAGCCCGGAGGCCTCGCAGGCCACCCGATCCGCCTCACTGGGCGTGGCCGGGTAATCCGGGTGGCTGTGGATCACCGCCAGCACCTCGCCGCGCTCCTCGGCTGCCGCGTAGTCCGCGGGAGCCAGTCGAAAGTGCTCGCTGGGGGTGGCGGCGGTATTGCGACACGGCACATAGACCCGCCGCCGGCCCTCGCGAATCAGCAACCCGCAGCACTCGCGGGGGTATTCGGCCAGGGCGTGGCGCTCGATGGCCGCAAGGTTCGCCTTGTTCATGTTCAGCTCCGTAGCAGGCCCGCCGCAGGAAACGAACCGTAGGGCAGCGGGTTGTTCTCGCCGAAACGCAGCTTGCAGCTGCTCAGGCGCCCGCCGCATTTATCCTTGGCGGCATCAGTGACGATCACGTCGTTGACGTCCGCCACCGGGCCGCCGTTGTAGCCACAGTAAGGGCCGCGATAACCGCCGCAGCTGAGCCACCAGCAGACGTTGGCGACGATCTGCCGCCGTGGCAGCTGCACGCCGTTGAAGTCCAGGGCACTGGACAGCTCGAACTTCACCACCTCGTTGTCTTCGGCGACCTTGCGCTCGACGTACCAGATGTCCGGCGGCAGCTCCTCCTCGGGGTCGGCCTCAGGCTGGCCGTCCAGGTACTTGCCCAGGGTCCGGTGGCGAATCAGCCGGGCCCCTACCAGGTCTTCGAAATACAGCACCAGGGCGGTGATGAAACCATCGACGTTGCCCACCGACAGGGTCGGGGTCGGCTGCGAGCCCTTGCCGGTCATTTCGAAGCCCTCGGCCTGGATCGGCCAGGGGGAATACTCGAGCCCCTGCCAGAAGATCGACGACTGCTGGGGGTAACCGTGAAAACGGTAGAGTTCGGCGCCGAGGCTGGTGGCGTCGAGCTCGAAAAGCTCCACCCACGCGCCAGGCTCCAGGGTCTGGATATCGGCCGTAATTGGCATCGTGTTTCCTCAAGGCAAAAGAAACCCGCACGCTGGCGGGTGGGATGGGCTCTGGCTGCGCCTAGATCAGGATGCGGGCTTCAGCACGTTTCTCTGCGATATCGGCTGGGACGTCCTTGCCGGTTTCCAGCTTGCGTACCACCAGCCAGTCGGTCTGGCGCAGGTATTCCCGGGCCTCGTTGGCTTTCCGGTCCTGCTCAGTGAAGGTTTTCTTGCTCTGCGAGAAGTCCATGGTCGTCCTCGACGGTTGGAGTTACGGGGGGCTGTGCAGGGTGGTTGGTAGGGATATCCACCGGGCCGGCGGCGGTGACAGTCACAGGCTCAGGGAAGCGGATGGCGTCGGTGGCCGTGGCTTCGTCGTAGGGCATGAGGATCGCCACGGACAGCACACCGTCAAGCGACATGACGGCGCGATCAACAAACCAGTCCGACTCAATGTCGACCTGCTCAAGCTGGTAGCCAGGCTGTAGCTCGGTGAAGTCGAACACCTCGCCGTTGAGCGTGATGGCGTAACCCTTGACGGATAGCGACTTGAGCGGCTCAAGGGCGGTCGATGCGATGGGTGAAAAGCGGATGTTGATCATTATTTCCAGCGTCCTGTGGCGAAGTATTGAGGGCGTGCAGTTGCACCGCTCCCAACCGAAACGAGGTTCCCGATGGTGATCGTATCGTTAGATGCTGCGTGAACCCCCCACACGAGCGCGCCCGCCTCGTCGGCTGTGCTCCAGACAACAACGGGGGCCGAAACGAACGGAACAGGGAACGTATAAATGTACTGAGGCGAGCCGAATAGCGACCCAATCGGAATCGTTGTAGTCCCTGTTGATCCAGAGCTAAACCAGCATTGCAGCGCTCCGCATTTGTGCTTGATAGCCCTGCCATTGGCGTTCTCGATGTACTGCGCCTCGTCCCCGTCGTAGAGTACGGTTTGCCACGGGGTCCAGGTTCCGTTTGGCTTCCCCCTGGAGAACATTTTCCCCGTTGCGTAATCCGTGAATTGTTGCGAGACGGTAGTCGCGCTGCTCCCGCCTTGTGTAACAAGTGCTCCAACCTTCCAACCGTAAATGTTGAACTGGCCGGTGACATAGCCGCCTGTCGTGTAGTCGTCCGGGTTGGCGGTGTTCCCGACGTACAGGGCGTTATTCGTGGACCCGACGCCGTAGTCGCCCTTGATCAGAAATTCACGCCAGCCGCCCCAGCCGCCCGCCTTGATCCGGGTGTAGAACTGACCAGTTGTGAAGTTGATGGCGGTCTGTCCGAGGTAGGTCGCATTAACCGGGTACGTCACCACGTAATGGTCTGCAGCAGTAGGGAGCCGCGATTGCCCTTTGTTCCGGACCAGGGCTGCGCAGGTTACGTTGATCCAATCCAGGAGGTCTTCGCCTACATCCAGAATGGTCGTGCCAATGCCGTACTTGAGCAGGATTGCCTTTACGGCTTCCTCATGTCCCTGCCCCGTAGTAAGCCCGTAAAGCTCCTGGGTCATGCCATTGAGCTTGGCAAGCTGTACATCAGCAGCCACTGCTCGCTGATCCAGTTCGGCAAAGTTCTCATTGATGATCTGGGCACCGGTGCGCAGATTGTCGCCGGTGCCATCGTTGGGCTGGGCGCCCGCCTTGATGGTTTTGAGGGTCATGGATGGAAGGCCTGTTCGAAGGTGGCGCTGAGGGTGTACATCCCTGCGCCCAACGGCGAGGGCTGGTAGGTCTTGCAGCGGTACAGCCCCTGTTCTCCCAGGGGTGGGGTCCAGTAGAACGGCGTGGCGCCGCGATGGGCGTCGATGAAGGCGATGATCGGCTTGATCCGGCTTTCGTCGCCGACGAAGGTCAGCGGCCAGGACTGGGTCTTGTTGTTGATGCCGTCCTGGACCACCTGCTGGTAGCCGTCGCCGAAGCGGGCCGACTTGAGGCGGAATTCGACGGTGCCCACGGGTTCCACCTTGGGCACCCAGGCGAAGGTTTCGATGGTCATGCTTTTCTCCGGGCGCGAGCCGTTGCGGCCGCTGGGTATCAGCGGCCGTTGATGACGGACCAGATCTGGCCGCCCGGCTTCAGGTCACGGGCGATCTGTTCGGCAGCGCCTTGTCGGGCGGCGCTGGCATAGGCGTTGGCGAGGTTCTGCTGGTTGGCGCCAGCTCCCTGGGCAGCGCCCTGGCCTTCGCCGACGTTGATGGTCTGCTGGATCACCACCTGCTGGTTGCTGGTGCTGCCGGCCGGTGCGCCCCCCAGCGCCACCACGCCCAGGGAACCATCGGCGCCCCGGCTCAGGGGCATGATCGCCTCGGGCCCGGCTTCGCCGAACAAAGCCATGGGCGCCAGGGTCGGAGCGCTGGCCACGGTGTTGCTGAAGACCCCGCCCTTGGCATGAGCGAATACCGGCATCGGCATTTTCGAAGTGTCAATCTGTGAGTTGAAGACAGTGGTGGCATCCCCCACCTTGAACTGCTGGGCAGCAGGAGTCGCAGCAGCAGAACCCGGCCACAGGCTCATCAGGCCGAGCCGGCCATGCTGAACAGCGAGCTCAACGCCCGCGATGCGGCCGTCTTGGCCGCCAGCATCGCCATGTCCTTGAGTACCGAACTGGCGAAGTCGGAAAAGGAAAACTTGCCCGTGGTGGCGAACTGCACGATACCCGCGCCCATCTTGTCGAAGGCGTTGGCGAACACGGCCTTCGACTGGGCTGCGGTGTTGTCGGAGGCGTTCATGTAGTCGTCGAAGGCTTCCGAGGCGCCGTTCTTCCAGTCCTGCATCGCGTCCGTCATCTGCTGGTAGTTACTCTGGATCTGCAGTGCGGTTTCGCTGTGCTTGGTCTTGAGCTCTTCGAGCCTGGTGGCGTATTCGTCACCCTGTTCACCGCCTTTGCCGTAGGCATCGCCGGAGGGGAACTTGATCCCGGCCTGGTCGGCATAGGTGGCCGGCGCCTGGGTCGCTCCCGTTGGAAACTGGGCATCCAGGGCCTTGCGGGCCTGGGCATACTTCAGGTCGTTGTCGCTCAGGAGCTTGGCCCGTTCCTTCTGCCGCGCGCCCATGCCCACCTGGGCCGCTGCCAGCGCGCCGTCGCTGCGCAACTTGTCGAATTCATCGGAATACGTCGCGAGTTTTTTCGCCGATTTTTCCAGGGTCTGCGCGTAGTCGGTTTCAGCGCTTTTGTTCTGCTTGAGCAACGCCGCCAGGCTGCCCTGTTTCTTGATGTACTGGTCGACCGCGGTGGTGGCCGGGTCATAGGCCTTGCGCATGTCGTCGAAGGCACTGGCGCTGGCGTCCAGCGCCGAGGCGGACGACAGGGTCATGGACTCGGCGATTTTCTTGCCGGCCTCGTCGATGCGCCGCTGCATGTTGCGCATGGCCTGGTCGGTGATGCGCTGGGCCTTGTCCAGGGCCCGCTCCAGGCCGCTCAGGTCCAGCCCTTGGGAAGCTGTTGCCATGGGGTTCTCCGGGTCATGAAAACCCGTCGAAACGGGTTCGGGAAAAGTGGCCTGGAATCAGCGCCACTCGTTCATCGCGCGTTCGAGCGACAGGCCCAAACGTTGTTCATGGGGCATGAAGTCCAACAACTCCGCCACGCCCCCGCCCAGCCGGTGGGTCTGCAGCGCCACCAGGGCGCTGCCCGCCTCCAGCCGCCTACCGGTATGCAAGGAGCCATATCGGTCGATATAGCGTCCCCATGCCAGGGCTTCGTGGTAGGTCATGCGTTCCTTGGCTTCGGCAATCGTCCGGCCGCCGACTCCGTTCAGCACCAACTCGTGCCAGAACTCATCGGCGGCCGTCAGTTTTTTGCCGCACCGCCGGTGCCGTTGACCTCATTGACAGCATTGAGGATCAAAAACCCCAGGGTCGGCTCCAGGCCGTAGGCATCCTCGTAGCTCAGGGCCTCGCCGCCATCGGTACCCAGTGCCACCGAAGCGGCGATGTAGCGGGCGTTGCGGCTCTGCTCGTTGTCGCTGTCGGCGAACAGCCGCTCGATGACCCCGAAGGACTGCCGGCGGATGTGCAAGGTGAAGGTGTCGGTCACCTCCTTGCCGGTTTTGCTGTCCAGGTGAGTCCAGCTCACCTGCTTCTTCACGGGCAGGGCATCGACGATGCCGCCCTTGGCTTTGAGTTGCTTGAGGTTCATGGCGATGCTCAGGCCTTCTTGATCCAGGTGGAGCCACCGGTGCGCTGGATGGTCACGGTGGTGGTGACCACGGCGTTGAGGGCGAAGTTGAACGGGAAGTCCGAGACGTAGCCGTCGAAGGTGAACCAGGTGCGGGTGGTCGGCAGCTCGAAGTTGTCGCCCTTGGTGTTGACGGTCGGCGCGACGCCCTTGCCGTCGGACCAGCCCACGACCCACTTGATGCTGGTCTCGCCATTGGCTTCGGACAGTTGGTGCAGGCGCACATGGCTGGCGTTGGCCGGGTCGGCGTTGAGCCCCAGGCTGGCAGTGCCAGGGGTACGCAGGCCTTTCTTGTAGCTGCGCTCCTGGGCGTCGAGGGTGGTGTCCTCGATCTGCTCGGCAGGCGCGCCGCCGGGCTCGAAGGAAGTGACGTGCTCGACTTCCAGCACGGTGTAGGGGCCGCTGCCGGTCACAGGCGGGACCAGGGCGAAGATTTGCGTACCTTGGGTAAGAATCGACATCGGGTGTTCTCCAGAAAACAATGAAAAACCCGCGGTTGGCGGGTCGAGGGTGTGTTGCTCGGGTGCGGACCAAAGGCGCCGGTGCCAGGGCTCAAGGAGTTGGCGAGCCATCCAGGTAGGGTGGCGCGTTGGGGTCCGGTTCACGGCTCTTGATCAGGTCCACCAGGGCCTGGTTGCTCTGCGCCAGCAGGCGGATCGCGCCGTTCAAGGCGGACTGGCCATCGGCCTGGGCCTGGAGGGCGGCGATCAGGCGATTGATGGCCGCCAGTTCTTCGTCATTCATGGCTGGGTGCTCCGTATCCATCGAAGGTTATTGGGCGAGCGCGGGACTGCGTCATTCGCGTCCGCTGGGCAGCAACGCCGGGGCCTTGGCCAGGCCGGCCTGCAGTGCGCTCCAGAAACTTGCGTCTTCGTAGCCCATGGCCCAGACGCTGGTGCCGCCCAGGCCCAGGCGCCCGACCAGGGCGGCCTTGCTGCGAATACTCTGGGCGTCGTCATACCAGAGCACCGGCTGCGCTCGCTCCGCAGTCCACTCGACGCCGTCGGCGAAGCTGTTGACCGGACCCCAGGTGGCATAAGGAGTGGCCGAGGGGGCGTCCAGGTGGGTGACGGCGTTGTGCTCGGCGATGATTTCCTCGTAGGCCGACCAGTGCACCCGATTGCCGATGCTGTAGTCCTGGCCGTAGGCCGCCAGCCCGGACAGCAGCTTGCCGGCCGGTACCCGCGTCACTGCGTAGGCCAGCAGCGCTTGCTGCCAGTCAAGGCCCGAGCCCGGGCCCGGCCAGACTTCACCGTGGAAGCCGCCGCTGCTCCAGCCCGGGCCCACCTGGTCGTAGGTCATCAGCTGGAAGTAATCCACCGCTGCTGCCAAGGCCCGGTAGTCGTAGCCTTGCAGGTATTCGGGCTGCTGGTCGTCGAGCTTGGGCGGCACGCTGATGATCAACTTGCGCCCTTGCGCATGCAGGGCCTGGCCCAGGGCTTTGACATAGGCGGAAAACGCCTTGGCGTTGCGCGGTTCCACCTGTTCGAAGTCCAGGTTGATACCGGCGAACCCGTTATCCCGGGCCAGCGTCACCAACTGCTTGATGGTGCTGGCACTCAAGGCCTTGCTGTTGACGATGGAGTGGGAAATGGCCGGGTCGAAAGCCGCGATGTCCTGGTTGTAGTCCGATACCGTCGGGTACAGCGGCAAGGACTTGGACTTGGCGAACGCGATGATCTGCCGGGTGGTGTCGTTCATGCCCTCCTGGTGCAACTGGCCGGTGACCGTCAGGCCGTAGGTGCTGCCCAGGCCCACGGCCGAGAGGTTGCGATGAAAAGCCTTGAGGTTGCTGTAGGAGGTCTCGACCTGGCCGTCGGTGTAGGCCAGGACAAAGGGCGCGGCCTGGGCCGCACTGGCCAGTGCCAGGGCGCAGCCGCCAAGCAGGCCACGCAAGAACCGCCGGATGCCTCGCGTCGAGGCCGGCTGGATGATGTTGGAATTCATGAAATCTCCTGCGGGTGAACCGCATCGGGAAAAAAACCGGACGTCCGCAAAGGGGCCGCCCAAAGGCTTGCAGCGGGCGCCGCCGACCTAGAGTTGCAGCACCTTCAGCGGCTTGGCCTTGGGTTTCGGCTTGCCCTTGGCCCGGGCCTTGCCCTGCTTGCCGGCGTTGCACTCCACCGTGGTGCTCCAGCCCGACGGGCTGAAGACCTGCTCCACCGAATCCACCAGGTACTCGCCATCCAGCCCGGCCTTGAAACCCTGGGCGTCGATCAGGCGTTCGGCGAACAGGTCGATGCGTCCGGGCAGATCCAGGCGCAGGGCCGCGGTGCTGCGGTTGAACGCCGCCAGGCGCGCCTTGGCGGCCTGCTCTGCCGCGGATTTGTTCGGGTAGATATGCCGGTCGGTGTGCACCGCGGGCACCCCGGCCGGGGCACTGTCGTTACCCAGTTCGATCACCTGCAGCTTGCCGCTCTTCTTGTCCTGGTGACGGGTCTGCACCGCCTTGTGGCTACTGGTGTCGCCCAGGCGAAACTGATAGCGGCTCACCTCGTGGCGGTGGATGGTGACCTTGCCCAGGGCCTTGCCGCTGGCGCTCTGTCCCGCCTGGCGCGGCAGCACCAGCAACTTGCCTTCGGCGACCTTGGCGGTGCAGTCGTATTGCCGGGCCAGGCGGGTGATGAAGTTGAAATCGGACTCGCTGAGCTGGTCGACCCGCAGGACCTTGATCGCCACCGGGCACACCGGGGTCCAGCCGTTACGGGCCGCCAGGTCGCGGACCACCTGTTGCAGCGGCACGTCTTCCCAGCTGCCGCTGCGGGTGGTCTTGCCACTGCCGCGCATGTCGCTGGCCTTGCCGCGGATCTCCAGGGTGTCCGGTGGTCCGGAGACCACCACCTCATCCACGGTGTAGCGCCCGAGGCGGGTCAGCCCCTGGCCGGCATACCCCATGAACACCTCGATGCTGGCGCCACGGCTGGGCAGCGCCACCGCACGATCGCGGTCGTCGATGCGCAGCTCGAATTCGTCCGACTCCATGCCGGGTTTGTCCGAGGTGCGCAGGGACAGCAACCGGTCGTTGATCTGGCTGGTAATGTCCCGGCCATCGGCAACGATACGAAACTCTGGGGTCATAAAACGCCTCGCACTGGGTGCCGATCAGTAAAGGAATTTGCAGAAGCAAGACCAGGGTTCAGTCCCATAGCTGGACCAGCGCCTGTTCCGGCGCCGGCAGGTCCGGCAGCAGGATCAGCACCCCGGCCCGCAATGGCTGGGGCTCGTCGGCCAGGCCCTGGTTGGCATCCAGCACCGCCTCGACAGTGCCGTTCAAATGCCCGTAATAGTGCTGGCACAAGGTGTCGAGCAGATCGCCGTCAGAGGTTCTGCAAGTCGTCGCCATAGCTTACGAACTCCAGTGAGAAGGCCTGTTTGCGTGGAATGCCGCCGGCCAGCAAATGGCCCTGGTCTTCGTCGATGCTGGTCAGGCACCAGGAGCCCAGGACCTCGCCGTAGCCGGTGGTCAGGCTCAAGGGGCGCAACTGCCGGCCGATGCTGCGCAAGGCCTGCAACTGCCCCAGTCCGCCCTTGAACCCGGGGAAGATCGCACCCTTGAGGCTGATGCGTTCGTCGCCCAGGCCCACCGCCTGCTGGGCACTGCTGCGCCCCAGGCGCTCCTGGCCAGTCCAGCGAAAGCTGGTCTGGCGCCGCAAATCGTCGAAGGCCGCCGTGTCCAGGTTGAAGTAATAGGGTTGGGAAGCAGCCCCCAGGGGTTGGAGGATCAGCAGGTGCGGAAACGGCTTGACCGCTTCGGCGGTGGGCGTTTCCTTGGCAGCGAACAGGCTGCTGGGAAAGATCGTGCCCAGGGCCGGGCTGATCTGCCCGCCAATACGGTTGATCGCCGCCCCGACCTTGGCCGTCTGCTCTTGCAAGGCGCCAAGGCGCTGTTGCACCTGCCCGGCTACCGTGACGGCCTGGTTGTACTGGGCCGCCACCTCGCCGACCCGGCTTTGCGCGGCATCGATACCGCGCAGGATGCGTCGCAACCGGGTGCCGACTTGCGGCCCGACCACGGGCAGGTTCTCCAGCTCCAGGGCGGCGCCGGTGATATCGCCGATGGCCCCGTTCATGGGCCCCAGCATCTCGTCCGCGCTGCGCCGCCCCGCCTCCGCTGCCGCCACCAGGGATTGCAACCCCGATTGCAGCTGTTCCATGTAGGCCATGGCGTCTCCTTAAACATGAGGTGCATCGGACAGCTGGCGAGCCGAGGCCTGGCGGCTGTACTCGTCGAACTGCCAACGCAGGTAGGGCTCCAGTTCCCGGGCCAGTTGCGCCGGATCCTTGACATCGCCCTGGACGGTGACCGATATCGCCGGCGCAAAGCTGAACTGCTGCTCGATCGCCGGCGCCAAGGGGGCCTTGAAGGGTTCGGCCAGGGTGCTCGACGTGCCGGGAGCCGGCGGTATGGAACGCACCACCTGGCCCATCAGCGGCGGGGTCTGCCCGCTCTTGAAGGAGTTGGCGATATCGTCCATGACTGGCGGGATGTTCTTGCCGGCGTCACGCATCATCAGCGGACCGGCGGCGGGCATCGACTTGAGCGAGTCATCGCCGCCGAACATCGACTTGCCAAGCGCCCACCCAGGGCATCACCGCCCCAGTAGCCAAGAGCGCCCCCTACCAGGCCGCCTACGCCTGCGCCAATGGCGGTTCCAAGCCCTGGGACGATAGAGCCGATAGCAGCCCCTGCTGCCATACCGGCCTTGGTTCCGAGCATGGCGCCTGCCAGCCCACCTGCGGCGCGACCATAGCCTTCGGCCTTTTCGTCCTTGGTCTTGGCATTCAGGTAGGTATCGGCAACCTGGAGACCCGCACCCAGCACAGCCTGCGCCACGTTGCCCCCGCCCTTGCCCTTGACCTTGGGCCACAGATACTGAGCCACCGTCTTGATCCCTCGCCAAGTCGACATGCCCAGGCTGGCCGCTCCTTGTGCAACCCGTCCCACAACGCCCGGCCTGAAGGCATTTCTAACCGCCTGGGCGGCTCTACCGGGCCAACTGCGGCCTGGTTTAGCGCCCCCCCCCCCTGCGTCCCTTGCCTCCTTTCTTGTCACGGCTGGTGTCGATGTCGTAGTCACCACCACCCAGTGCCCCCGGGTTGGTGACCAGCACCTTCTGGATGAAGTCCGGATTGCCCATCATCGAGCCCCGGGCCACGTTGAACAGGCCCTTGCCGAGGGTGTAGGCCGCTTGCAACTTCTTCAGCGCCAGCAGGCTGCCGGCCAGGACGGTCACCCCCAGTACCGCCGGAGCGGCCTGGTTGGTCAGCTCGGTCATGCCATTCGCCAACCAGGTGATGCTCTGGCCCAAGCGGTCCGTGGCCGGGGTCAGGGCCTGGCCGAACGCCTGTTGCAGGTTGTCGACCGCGCCATCGGCTTCCTTCCAGATCTGCGCCGACGTCCCCCGGCGCTCGGCCTGGTTCTTGTCCAGCACGCCGGAGGCCGTCAGCGAGTCCTGCTTGAGCTTCTGGTACCCATCCTGGCCCTGGGCGTAGGCCTGCAACGCCGCATTGACCTGCATGTTGGCGAACAGGTTGTCGCCGCGCAGCGACTGCGCCAGGGCGGCCAGCATCGCCTGGGCCTTCTGCGGGTCGGTTTGCTGGCTGATCTGCGCCTGGGCCGCGGTCATCTGCGCGGCCTTGGCCGGGTCGGTGACCTGGATGTACTTCATGGCCAGGGCGAAGCTCGCCTCCAGGGTCGACATGCCTTTTTCCAGGCCGGTCTGCAGCGATCCCTCATAGTCGATGCCAGCCTTGGCATAAGCCGCGGCAGTGGCCGGTGAGCGAATCTCGCCCATCCAGTTCTTCAGGTTGCCGGCGGCCTGATCGGCGCCGTTGGCCGTCGACATCTGCAATTGCAGCATCGACCCCACCTGGCTCACCGCATCCATGCCGGTGAGCTTCATTTTCGCAGCGCTCTCCAGCAGGTCGGGCAGCAAGCGGGCCATGTCGGCCGCCTCGAAGTTGCCCGCCTGGCCTTGCAGGGCCATGGCCTCCAGGGCCCGCTCCAGGGTCTTGGGATCGGTGATCCCGGCCTGCGTCTCCAGGGCCCGGATCAGGGTCGCGGTGTCGCCGACGCCGGCCCCCTGGCCAGCCACGAACTTGGCCGCCAGCCCGGCATACTGCTGGGCCTTGTCCAACGACGTGCCATTGGCGGTCATCCCGGCGATGAGGCTGGCGACCTCGCCGCGACCCAGCCCGGAGTCCCGGGAAACCTGGAGGACATTGCGTGCCAGCTGCGCCTCTTGCGGGGTATTGGCGATATTGCCCTTGATGGCGATGTCGCGGATCGTCGCCTGGTAGTCGGCGTTGATCTTGACCGGCACCGCCAGCACCCCAACGGCTTTCTTCGCCAGCTCGTAGCTGGACTTGAGGTCCATCTTGCCCTGCTCGATCTGCCGCTGGCCCGAGGCCCTGAGCTCAAGGCCCCTGGCCGCACGGCCCAGGGCCTGGTACTCCTGGTTCAGCTTGCGTACCTGGATGCCCTGCTTGCGTAATCCGTCCAGGCTGCTGTCCAGCTTGGCCTGCAAGTCACCGACCGAGAGCGCGCCTTGTTTGCGGGCCTGGTTCAGCTCCCGGCGCAGGCGCTGGGTTTCACCGATGGCCGTCGCCAGCCCCCGGGCCTTGCTGGCCTGCTCGTCGAGCGCCTTGATCCGGTCTTCCACCGTCTTGGTGGCAGCAGCCCAGGTCACGTCCAGGGCGCCGCCGATCTTTATCACTGTCGATACCAGCGTGTTGTTCGCCATTTGCCGCCCCCGTGGTGACAGGCTCAATCCGTGAGCCACCAGACCATGTCGCAATAGCGCATGGTCATGATTTCCTCAGCGCAAAAATGCAGCTCGCGAGCGAGCCGCTTCGCCGCCACCTTCATCACTGCCGGGTCAAAGCTCGTCGTCTTGCACCAGGCGAAAATAACCGGCCTGCAGGCGTTGGTAGTCCTTGAGGGTCAGGCCCTCCAGGTCCTTGCTGCCGACCTCGGCCAGGCTGGCGAACAGCATCAGCTCGCGCTGTTCGTCATCGCCGGCCGCCGCGCTGTTGGCAGCGCGGATATCACGCACGGTGGGCGCGCGCAGAGTGAGCTTGTCGCACTGCACGCCGTTCATCGACACCGCCTTGCTGAGGCTGATCACCACGTTCTCGGGGCTCAACACCATCCAGGACGGCGTGCCATTGATTGCTTCAGACATCGAGGAAGTTCCTTACAGGCCCAGGGCCGAACGTTGGGCGGCGAGCTGGTCGACACCGTTGATCACGCGTTTCATGCCCAGGGCATCGATCTCGTAGATCAGGCGCCCGTCGACTTCCAGCTTGTAGTAGCTCACGGCGACGTTGTGCTTGATCTCGGCCTTGTCACCGGACTTCCAATCGCCCATGTCGACTTCCTTGAGCAGGCCGCGCAGGGTCACGATCACCGGGGTGGTCTTGCCCTTGAGGCCCTTGAAGGCGCCACGGAACACGCCGTTGAAGGCGCTGCTGTCGGTCAGGCCGAACAGCTTGAGGGATTCGCGGCGTACACCGGTGGTGGTGAAGCCGGCCTCTTGCTTCTCCATGCCCATATCCAGCTCGATGGGCAGGTCCATGCCGCCGACCCGGTGTTCCTCGGTCTTGAGGGTGAGCTTGGGCAGGGTCAGGCTCGGCACATCGCCTTGAAAGCTGATGCCATCGACGAACAGGTTCATGTTCGCCAGGGTTTCGGGAATCATTGCCATTGCTGCGGCTCCTTAAGCGGTTTTATCGAGGACTTCGGTCAGCCACTGGTTGGTGACTTCGACACGGAAATTCGGGTTCTCGGCAGGCGGTACATCGGTGAAGCGGATGTTCCAGTACACCTTGCCCTGCTCCAGCTGGCTGGCGGTGTTCAACTCAGGGTCGGCATAGACCTCGAAGTTGATGATCGCGCCTGGTTCTTCAGGTCGCGCATGAAGGCCTGCAGGCCCTCGGTGACGTCCTTCACATAGGTGGCAGTGATGGAGCGGTCCACTGCCCACTTGTGGCCGTAGAGGATGGCGTCCATGACGATGTCCATGGTCCGCACTCGGGTGACGAACGCCCATTTGGGATCGCTGGACAGCGTGCGGTTGCCCCACAGGCGGAAGCCGGCATCACGAATGATGGTGGTGATGTTGGCGTTATTCAGCAGGTTGGCCCGGCAGGTCTCGTCGCCGTCGAGGAATTCGATGGCCCGGGAGGTACCGGTGACCCCGACGAACTCCTTGTTCGAAGGCGAGGCCCAGAAGCCGTACTCGTTGTCGGTCCAGGCGAACAGGCCGGCGACCCAGGCCGAGGCCGGGGCATCGACAGTGGCGCTGGCGGCGGTGTCCCAGTGCTGGATGCCCGGATCGACCATGAACGCGCGCTTGGCGCCGAAGTTCTTGGCGTAGGCCATGGCTGCTTCATCGGTGCTGTTGGGGCCGTCGATGATGGCCAGGCCGCGCAGCTTGTCCGCCAGGCCCACCAGGGCCGTACCGACCGCCTGGGTGGCACTGTGCTTGGGTGCCACCAGCAGGCGTGGCTGGGCGTTGAAACGGCTCTTGCCGTCCAGCAGCGCTTGCAAGCCGGTGCGCTTGCCGTTGGCCAGGACGCCGCCGATGATCGCCGAAGCCTGCTGCTCGGCATCTTCGACCTTGGTCACGCCACAGGCGACGATCACCGCCTTGGCCCGCTGGTAGATGGCCTGGCAAGCCTTGGTGATCGCGGCATTCGGGCCCCAGGCCGCAATGGCTTCGCGCTCGCTGGTGATCAGCAGCAGGTCATTGGCCTTGGCGCTGACGCCCGGGCCCTCGGTGAAAGTGTCCACCAGGCCGATGATCGAGGACGTGGGCAGCGCGATGGTGCGTGCGCCGGTGTCCACGTTGGTGACGGTGACGCCGTGGAAAAAACCACTCATGGATAAGCTCCAGACATAAAAAAGCCCCGGGTGGCGGGGCTGGAAGAAAAGACGGTGCGCTAAGGCGCGGATATGAAAACGCCCCGGATGGCGGGGCGTTTAGCGTGTTTGCTCGGCGAGCCACGGCGGCGCCACCGGACGGTGCTCGATCTGCGGAAAATCGGGGGATTGCGGCCAATTGCGCAAAACCTGGATATGCGTAAGCAGTTCCTTGAATTGGTCAGAAGTGAGGGTCGTAGGCGTCTCGATTTCCAGTTGGTCACGATGTCGTTCACGTAGCCAGATCACCGAAGACAACTCTTCATCGCGCCATCTACGCTCATCGTTCTCTTGCGTAGGCAAGGAGGCAGAAGCGCTAGCGATGTAAGCTTGCACTTCGGTATCGGACATAAGAACCAGCCACTCATCGATGAAATGCTGTGGGGCATCGTCATCGTAGGCATGCACTTCTCGAGTATGTGGATTGTTGAAGTATTTCATGTGCGCAGTTCCGCCCAGACAAGGTTTACCGGGGACCCCAGAATCACAGAGTAGGTAGATCCGGCAGGCACGACGAATGAGGCGTGATACGCGGAGTAAGTAACGTTCACTCCATCGACGCGGGCCGTGACGCCACCAGTGGTGAAAGACACAACTACCTGGATCGGGCGGCCGGTAGTGTTGGTGTAGACCGTGCCGGATACACGGCTAGCGGTGACATCTCTCCAGGACTGGCCATCACCGACGCCACGTGGCCGCTCCTCCAAGGCTGAGGTTCGAGCAGAAAAGCCAACCACCTGAGTCGCCAGCGCCGCGACATCGAGCGTTCCTTGGTTGACGGGAGCATTCCAGGCCTTGATGCACCACATGACCGAAAGGTTACGGGGACGAGTTTCATATGACGTTCGTACTGATCGCGAGGCATCAAATGTCAGGCTCGCGGCAACTGGCCCTATCGCTCCATCAGCAATTTGATTGCCCTGCCGAGTTGTAACGCCAAAAGCACCTGTGGTTACAAGAGTCCCTTCTCCCAGGAACTGATAGGCAGCACCGGAATCACTGGACACGCTGGCCACTATATTCTGCACTGCGTCGGCCTGAGCCGAGCCAAGAGAACGACCACTATCAATCCCTCTACCATGATCCCAGCCACGCAGGAACTCACCACGGGTATCGGGCAACCGGAAGTTCCCCGCCCCTTCGTCCCCTCTGTTGAACGCGCCGCCAAGATAGGCTGCGAGGTCCGGGAAAGTAGTAACACTCTGCACGCTGCCGTCGGTTTCCAGGAAACCCGGAGCCGCCGTACCCTTGGGAAAAGGCACCATAGCTCCCACCGGCAACGCGGACAGCCCCTTGACTAGTTCGTTGACTTCATCTCGCGAATAGGTCCCACCCTTGGAGTAGGCATCAGTGATTCCATAACCCGCTAAGGTTGTGGACTTATTCGCTTTTTCCTGCGGATTGAAATTACCCGAATGCCAGGCCGTACTACCGAAAAATGATGCAGACTTTCCTGGAACATCAATCACCAACGGAAACTCGGTTTGCCCGTTGAAGTAAGAAAAGAACCGAAGAGTTCTATTTACAACATCGGCATAGACTTCAAGTTCCGGCGTCTTCCATACTACTTCTGGCGAGTCCCCCGTTCCATTTGCCAGATAAATAGGACCCGAGACTATACCGCCAGCTTTAGGCAGTAACCCGCTGACTGCGCTATTAAGGTCCGATTTGGTCGCTCCATCTACGATTCCGTAGCCCCCTAAAGTCGTCGCTTTGTTGGCTTTCGCCGCAAGGGCGTTGGTCATGGTGGTAGCAAAATTCGGGTCGTTGCCCAATGCGTCCGCAAGTTCTTTCAGGGTGTCGAGAGTGCCCGGGGCGGATGCGACCAGCGCAGCCACCGCCTGCTGGATTGCCGCCGTAGTTTCCGGCTTGGTGTACGCATCGGTAATGCCATAACCGGCCACTGTCGTCGGGTTGGTCCCGCTGAGTACGACACCGCGTTTATCGATGGTGACCTGCCGATAAGTGCCTGCTGCTTTGTTCGCAGGCAGCGCTGTGGCCAGCGAATCATCCACATACTGCCGGGTGGCCAGCACCACCGCCGGATCGATCTTGAGCACGATCTGCGCGGTGTTCGACACGATGAAGTTCATGCGGATGATCTGGGTCTTGCCGGTGCCCTGGGCCAGCAGGGGCTTGAAGGTGGGAGCGCAGTTGGCCACCGCCACCAGGTCACCGTCGGCATCGAACAGGCCGATTTCACGAATCCAATGCCCACCGACATCAGGGGGGATCACCTGCTCGGTGATGATGATATTCGGGTTGGTGGGGTCGGTTCGCACTTGGTTGACCGGCGCCCGACGCCATTCGTTGATCAGCTTGGTCTGCGTCTTGTTCGGTACGGGGTCGCTGCCATTGGCATCCCCCACCGCCATCTCCTTGAAGGTCCAGGGAATGCCCAGGGCGGTGGCGTTGGCCTGCTTCGCCTCGCCCACCGCGGTGAGGGTGGCGAAGAACTGACTGTTGGAATCGATCATGGGTACACATCCAGGGTGTCTATTTCGTCAATGCACACGACCGGCGCCAAACGGCCGATCACTTCGATATCGCGAGATGCCGGGGGATACACGTCGAGCTCTTCGCCCTGCTCCAGGAAGATGCCGTAACCGATAGTCCCGGCGGTTTCCAGGCTGATGGCCAAGCCACTCATATGGCGGCTGACTGGCTTGGCGTCGTCGATCAGTTGGGTCAGCTCCTGGTAAGTCGCTTCTGAAATGCCAGTCTGCATCACTCCAACTTTCAGGGCGAAGGTGCCTGGCTCGCCCTGGGGCACCATCTGCCACCACTCGACCACTTCGATCAGGTAGCCCAGAGGTTCCACCACCCGGCGCAGCGCACCGATGGTGCCTTTGCGGGCATGGATGAAGAACGAGGCCTTGATGGCGTTGCGCTTGACCGCCTCGGACCAGGTCGGGTCCCAGCGATCCACCGACCAGGCCCAGGCCAGTTGCGAGAGCAGGTGCGCCGGGCAGGTGTCGGGGTTGTACAAGGTACGCAGGACGACGGCGGTGTCGCCGGTACTGGCGGCGGCCAGGGCGCGCTCCAGCGGGGTGGCGTTGATCGGCAGCAGGCTGCTCATGTCAGCCTCCCAGCGTGATGCTGTAGCCGGTGCAGTAGGCTGCCTGGGCCGGGGTCGGGGCGATGTCCTGCCAGTTGGCCAGGTCGACCCGGGAGACCCCGGCGACGTGCAACTGGGCATCGATGGCCGAGCGCGGCACTTCCAGCCCGAGGCGCCGGCGCGGATTGATCCAGGCCGCCAGCTTGCGCCGGGCCTCGGCCAACGCGGCATCGCTTTCCGGCCCGGGGCCTTTCATGTGCAACACCGCATCGATGCGGTAGGGCAGCACCTGGGCGCTCTGCACCGTGACCCGATCGCCCAGGGGCCGCACGTCCTCGTCATTGAGGGCGGTGGCCACCGTCGCCAGCAGTTCGGGGGCGACACTGCCATCGCCCTCCAGCCCCAGTACGGTGACGGTGACGCAGGCCGGCGATGGGCTCTGGGCCGCGGCATCGGCCACCAGGGCCGAAGCGTTGCGGGCATGCAGGATGTAGCTGTTGCGCGGCCCGGCGGTGGTCAGGCCTTCGTAGGCCAGCTGGATGCGTTCGCGCAGGGCGTCGTCGGTCTCCTTGACCTCCGGCGTGGGCGGCAGTGCCTGCGGGTCGGCCGGGCGGATGACCAGACGCTTGAGCTTGACGTTGGCCGCCAGCTGGTCGAGGTCGCTGCCTTGGGCGTGGGCCAGCAGCAGGGCCTTGGCCGCATCGTTGACCCGGGCGCGCAATTGCAGGTCGCGGTAGGCCGCCAGTTCCAGCAGCTTGACCACCGGGTCGCTCTCCAGGGTGGCGCTCCAGTTGCCGCCCATGTGCTGGCGGAAGGTCGCCAGCTTGTCTTGGTACAGCGCTTCGAAATCCAGGGCTTCCAGCACCTGTGGCGCCGGTAGCGCCGATAAATCCAGGGTGCTCATGCCGTCACCTCCAAAATCGCACTATTGCCCAGGTATTGGCCCGTCAGTTGAAAGGTGATCTGGCCCGCCACCACCGAAACCACCTGCACGTGCTCCAGCTTCAGCCGCGGCTCCCAGCGCAACAGCGCCCGGGCGACTTCGGCCTGTACCGCGCTTTTCCAGCCACCGGTCACTGGCAGGTCGACGAAGCGCCGCAGGTTGCTGCCGTATTCCGGGCGCATGCGCCGGCTGCCCAGGGGCGTGCTCAGGATGTCCTCGATGGACTGGCGCACATGGGCGATGCCCGACAACGACTGGCCGGTGCGGCGATCCATTCCGATCATCGCGTCACTCCTGCGCTTGCAGATCCGGGTGCTGGCCCAGGTAATCCCGGGCGAGGTTGTCGCTGGCCTCGACCGCGACCTGGCCATTGGCGACGTTCAGCATCCGCCCATCGGGCAGGACCAGGACGCGGGAGGTGTAGACCGTGTCGCGGAACACGACCGGGCCGGTGTTCTTTTTCTTGCTGCTCATGGTTGCTCCAGGCATAAAAAAGCCCGCGGTGGCGGGCGGGTGGTCATTGCGGCGTGGCAGTCGAGCCACCGCCGGGCATCACGCCCGGATGGGTATGGGTGGAACCGACGTTCACCCCGTTGTGCTGCAAGCTGGCGCCGTTGATCTGCACATCACCGTTCAAGGTGATCTGCCCGGTCAGGCTGATGGTGTCGGCCTTGGCCGTGATCGCGCTATCGGTGATCACCGCCGAGCTGCCGGCCACCTGGATGGTCACGGTGCCGCTGGGCAGGCTGATGCTGTAGCTCTTGGCCTGCCAGTCGTAGACCAGCGAGCCGCCATCGTCGAAGCGCCAGACCTCGACGTGGTCGCGGTTGTCCGGCTGGGTCCCGGCGTTGCCATACAGCCCCGGGACAAAGGTGCCCTGGGCCGGCTCGCCGCTGGGGCTGATCAAGGCCCCCTGCTCGCCCAGGCTCGGCGCCCGCCAGTGCCG